TTTTTTTTTTTTTTTGTTGTTTCATTTGAGACTTGTGAGAATAAAGGGACGTAGTAAATCAGAGAGGTAAAATTCTAAAAAACTAAAAACCAAAAGAGCGGGTAACGGTGGGAAAAGTCGGGGCAGACCGGGTTGGTAGGTCGTGCTCGAGTTGATATTCGTGCATCGTTTTAGCGGAAGGAGGGATAATGTCAGGCGCGTTTACGAAATGAGCGAAGTTCCATTTGGGAGCGTAGGAGAGGGGTCCAGCATAGGAAGAGTATTGCTGTCGAATTGCGTAAAGAGACGGAAAGAGCGGGACTGCGTCAGAGAAGTTGAGATAGTTTTCATCATCATATTGAGCGTAGAGAGTGCGTCTAAGGTAGATGTCAGAGTGAGCGTCGGGACGGTGGAAAGGAAGGAACATGTTATATACATCCTGGCAGAAAGAGTGGAACATGGGATCGAGGCCAGCGGAGGCGTAGGCGATACCTGTAGCACGGGCGGACATGGTGTGGTCCTTGAAGCCGTGTTCTGGGTAGCAGAGCTGGGCGACAAGTTTTCCAATATCACGTTTCGGGTTACCATTGTTGCACTGATAACCGAGGGTTTCGATTTTCGAGCGTAGAGTGGTGAGAACGGATTTTGTAAGGGAAAGGGTCATGTTGTAGCGGGTGAGGGCGTATTGTTCGAGGAAGGTGAGAAATTGATGGGCGCGTTTGATGTCGATGTTCATGAAGGCAGAGTTGTCATCGCCAAGTACGAAAAGTACAAAGGATTGAATTTCTTCGTCGGTGAAGCCGAATTCTATCATAGAGTCTATGAGTAGGAAGAGATTGCCAAAGGAGTCGAGGTATTGCGTGTTGTATAAACCAGAGGGTACACCAGCGGTAGTGCGGCGGTAAGCGTAACCATCTATTGAAAGGAAGGTCATGTTGTTGTACCATAAGTGAAGGAAGTGGAGAAGGTTATCCATTCTGTCATACAGTTTATGTTCATCAAGGTCGGGGTAGGACGGGTAATCATAGGTGGGCTGGTATCCGTGGGAGATTACAATCAGCTGACGAAGGAAGTCAGTGTAGTAGATGTCTGTGATAACACGAGGGAGGTGTTGATCGTAGCCAGACCAATCTATTGTAAAGAAGGTGGAGTAAGAGCGAGCGAGGTGATCAAGAAAGTGGTTGGAGCCACGGAGGGTTTCGAGACCATACATGATGCAGCAGGACGGTTTTCGGGCTTGAACAGTCAGCGGAAATGTGAGCATGAGTTCAATTATTATGAAAAGGTCGTCAACGGCATAAACGGGGCGGACTTTGAGAGTGCCACTGCGTTGTGAGATGTGATTACGGGTGAAGAGGAGTGTCGGGTAGTCGTTAAAGAAATCGTTGCATGAGTCGATGTATTCCTGAATTTGGGAATCGGAAATGTCGGAGTCTTCGGGGGCGAAGTGCAAGTTGAAGGGAAGACCATCAGCTTTGATTCTGTGGATGAGGGTGCGAGCGTTTTCGTAGGTTGCGTTGTAGAAGTAGCCTTTAGAAGTGGGCTTGGTTGCATATTCATCGGGGTGTGAGTAACGAGCGTGGGCTTTTGCTTTGTAGGAAAAGCGGTTGTGATAGCCAGTACCTGTAACAAGGGGAGTTTTGCAGTATTGAGTGTCGACGAAGTGGAGAGGAAGAAAAGGAGTTGAGTCAAGGAAGCGGTGGACTAGAGTGAGAACATGTTTCTTACGGAGTTCGGGGACGGGGTCGGATGGGCGTTGGGGCTTGTTGAAGTCACGGAATGTGGCGTCAGTAGTTCCAGCGGGACGGCAGTACTTGTTGATGTAGGGGATGTAGGCGGGATAGCGTTGGACGATGAGGCTGTAGAGGCGGGGGTCAATGTCAGGGCCATAGTCTATATCACCAGGAAGGTAGGATTCAAGGGCGTCGGTTTCATTGTCAGGGTCGAGCGGTTTGGAAGTGGCGGGGTCGGCGTGGATTACGTGACCGGAGTGGTACATTAGGGGAACGAGGGTGATACCGGATGCGGGGAGGCGGTCTTGTCGGAAGGGGATGTCGGCGGGAACTGGTTGGTGCAGCTCGAAGGGTTGATGTTTTGTTTCGTTTTCAATGCGCATAGCGGAGACAATTCGGGAGTATTCGGATTGGAGCATGATACGTTTCGCTTCGTTAGTTGGGTTGTAGCGGAGGGCGTTGGTATAGCGGTAGAAGTCGGAGTCATCATGGGATTGCTGAGTTTCGGACGGGTCGTTGCCGGAGGACATGTAGAGTTGCCATTCTTTCTTAACGCGGAGGAGACGTTCTGAAAAATAGTTTCGTACGGAGTTGAAGGGCATGTTGTGAGACACGGGTGGGGGAGTAGTATTCGGGTAGAAGGGGCTAGGTAGATTTGAACTTATCAGTGGTTATTGGGAATTTTCAAGGATGAGGTATTT